ACATAGTTCAACTCCGTCACCGCCTGTGAAACTTGAGTTAAAAGCATTGTTTAGAACGTTTGCAGCTTTCACTTGTTTAGTGTTAGCCATAGAACGTGCTAATGCTCTTGTGTAACGACCTGCTAATCTGTCGTATAAATTATCTTCAATTGCTTCTTCTGTAATAGCAAAAGCCATTGCGATAGTTTCATGTGTATATCTTGCTGTATAACCTTCTTGTGCAGTATCAAAAGATACACCCTCACCTTCAGATTTTACAGGAGCCGCTCCGAAACCAGACAGCATAACTTCTTCTTCAAAGGCTCTGTCAGAGCTTTCTGAATCAAAAATTTCAGCATGTTCGTTTTCATAACGGTTATATTCTAGTCCAAAAAGAGCGTTAAGCCCAGGCTCTAACTCTTTGACTAGTTGTGATCTTGAAATAGCCATAACTAACCTCCTAAGCTAGACCGGCACCTTTTTGGCCGAATATGTGATTTTGAATGATTACTCGTACATTGGTTGCATCACTACCGACATCACTATTGTTAGGGTCTCTTGAAATATCGATCGCCTTAATAGGTAAGCCAGCAGTAGTTGCACCAGTAGTTACATCTAATTCAGCACCGGATATACCAGTTGTTGTGCTTCCAGCTGATGTGTAAACGATATCAAAGTTACCGAATAAGTCAGCTATAGGGAAAGCAGCATCTGCTTGAATTTCGAATATAACCATTGGGTCATCAATAATAAATGCGTCAATATCTGAAGCATTTGTACTCGCAGGATAAAAATTGGAAAAAGTTTCTTTTCCAGTGGATGGGTCTGTGTAGCGACATCCGTTAAAAACACCCACGATTGGGACTGTACCGCCATCGGCATGTACTTCAACAGTTCCGCCAGTGACTTGCATTACCATATCACCTTTGAAAATTGCTGTTCCGTAGTTCGCAGCTATTCTATAACGAGATTGTCCTCCAGTGTAGGGTGTTCCACCTACTCTGCCTACCGGACGCATTCCAAATGCAGAATCTTGGTTTGCCATAATTAAACTCCATAAAATAGTTAAACAAATGTGGCATGAAAGCTAAAAAATTAAGACTTTCTGTTACCACCAAAAGTTACACGAGACTGTCTGTCGATATTTACAGGCATCTCTGGTCGTTGTTCCTTTAAAATGTCGTTGTCAACTGCTTTAACTTGGTCAGAAGTAATATCTCTAAAATACTTCTTGCGTTGCTCGACTATTTCTTCGGGTATCCTTGCCAACACAAGGCCACCAACTCCGATTAACCCCTGATATTTGCCTTCATGAATAACTGGATAGTCATGGTCACCGATTTCATTCTTTACTTCTTCAGCTCGAACAAATTCCCAACCTTCTCTAAGTTTTTTGGAAACATTACCTGTATCCATAAAACCAGCACTTTCTACCCTTATCCATCTATGAGCATAACCTTGCGGTGCTCGGGGTGCATCTAAACTTGATGGTGGAGCCCAAGGTTTGTTACGAGTTTCTACACTCTCCTTTGAACTGCGTGAGGTTCTTTTCTTTACTTTATCTGTCATATCGTTACTCCTTCACGAATTTAGCGTATTCTTCTAGTGGCACCCCTAATTTTTTAGCTATTGCTACTTGTGAACGGGTGAGTTTCACGGTTTTGCGTCCTTGCTGTTTACGCCCCGCTGAGGCAACAGTTTGAACGGGTTTCTTTTCTTCAACTTTTTCAGTTGTAAACTTCGTAGGGAAATATTCCCTCATCTGTTTATTAATTTCATTGTAATAGTCATCGGACTCTGAGTCAAACCCCTGCCCAACTAAATCTTCATGAATACCAAAAGCGGCATTAGTCATAGCTTTGTCATTACCAAACCATGTATTTTCTTCTGCCCATTCTTGTGCTCGTGGACTAGCAGGTGTTGGACTAACTTCCTGTTGAGTTGATTGATTTGCTTCAGCTTCTCTCTCTTTCTGCAATCTTTCAGTGTCAGCTAATTTAACTCTTGCTTTTTCTTTCTGCACAGCTAACTGAGCTAATTCGTCGTTAGCCTCTACAATTTTAACAGAGTCTCCAGCATCAATAGCGTCTTGTAATTTAATTCTAACTTGTTCCTTTTGAGCGTCAACTCTAGCATCAAACTCTTTGGCATAGCCTGTATCGGCAAGTATAGAATTTTTTTCTATATCTGAATATTTTTTTTGTAAGCCTTTTGCGTAATCTAAAGCAGCTTTTTCTTTTCTTTCAGCTTCTCTCATTCTGCGAGTTAGCTTATCAATTCTTTTTTGCGTTTTTTCAGAAGCGACTTGAAGATTGTCTTCAGGTTGAGATTCTTCTTTAACTTCCTCAACAATTTCAGATTTAGTATCTTCTTTTATGGGGTCTTTGTAACCTAAATCAACTTCACCTACCGCGTCCTTGACGGACTCAGATTCTTGTTCAACAGGGTCTACCTGTACGCTTTCTTCTTCGATACCATCAGTATCTAATTCAATTTCTTGCTGTTGTACTTCCGACATATTTTACTCCTAAAATAGTGCGAGGATATCCTCGGGTTTTTCAATTGTACCTACGATCTCATCGTCATTAATGATTCTATGTTCGCCAAACTTGGTTTTAAATCTTGCTCCTGCATAACGGCCTATAACTACAAACTGACCTTCTTTACACCATGGGGTTAAAAATTTTTCTTTATCCTTGTAACACATGTCCCCCATTTTTACGACATACCCTACTACCGATGTCATTTCAGATGTTTCTAAAGTTTGTTCAGATAAAGCAATACCGCCATCTGTCATTTCAGACATCTTCCACATTTTAATCAACATACGATACCCAACTGGGTCAGGCAATCGGTCAATTTCGTTTAAGTAGCTTTGAGTTAGTTTTGGGGAATCTTGATTATCTTTAGATGCAATAGTTTCATCCTTAATATAATCAGGTTTGATAATACTTGACTTACTTGTCATTTTTTACTCCTCGTTTTTTTGCAGGTCTGTTAAATCCTGTAGCAGTGCATCATAAGCACTGATCTTGCCCTTAGCATAGTTTAATTGTTCTACGTTGTCTACCCCATACACTAGATGTTCAATGGTTTCTTGTTTTCTTTTCTCTATTGTATGTTTTATTGCTTGAATAGTATCTAAATCATACATCTTTAGCTTTGCCCTCAACAATAATTGTGTTAGCTCCAATTTTGTCTTCAAGTTCTTTTAATCTAATTTCTAATTGTTCTCTGCTCATACCTTCTAGAGTGTTGTGGGTAATTTCTTTTTTATCCACAAACAAACCAGCCAGTTGCCCACTTCTAAACTCAGCGTTGATAGCTCCTGTGTATTGGCCTTTTTGTTCAGCACCATCACGCAGACGCTCAAAAGTTTTATATCTAGTTAGTTTGTCTTTTTCGTAACGAGCTTGTTCTTCAGATAATTTTTTTTCTAAATATCGACACACATGTGGGTTTAAAGAAGGGTTGGTTAAACGACTACCCATAACCATCGCTGAGTTTTCGTTTTTGCCCTTAAAACCAGCTTTGATAATAGCGTCTTTTTTTGAAATCTGACCCCAATTAGCAACTAGTATATCAACAAACGCTTTTTGTTTAGGAGTTATTTCATTAATAGTTTTCATGTTGTTTGCTTTTTGTGGCATACGCTATTTTAAACCTATAAACTTTTGTCCTTTAACTTGTATGTTACTAATGCCTTTGATGTCACTTTTTACACCATTTTCACGATGAGGACAACCACCGTTTTTCATTTTTATGATAGAGTTTTTCATTTCAGAAGGTGCATAAGGCACAAAAAATTTTTCTGGATATTTATTGTATTGTTCATAACTACCTTTAGGTAAAACATCGCCTTTATATTTTTTTTTAGATTTCTTTTTTAAACCTTGTGGTTTAGGTCCTTGTTTAGGTGGTACAGTTTTAGTTAGCTTTGTCATTTTTACCAGTATCCTGTTTTAATTTGTCACGCATTACATCAAGTTTTTCATCTGCTACTCTAATTCTTTCCTTACCTGCAGCTTCAGAATCTTCACGTTCCATTCTATCCAAATCTAAACGTTGATCAAATTCCATAAGTTTACGTTGTTCTTCTTCAGTAAACTCTTGACTCTTACGTTGCATATCCATCGCCCGTAAATCTAACTCTCTTTGTTTCAACATAACAATAGGATCTTGTTGTTGATTACCTTTCTCTGCCTCAACCAATTCTTCAGTTAATGCTTGAATACGTTCGGCAACTAATGATTCAGTCACCACAACAAATTGATCTGGGTCAGATTGTTGTAAATTAGCTACCTCTGGTAATTCATTGACTATTGTTTGTAGAACTTGAGCTCTAGCCTTAAATGAAATGTGCTCACTAATGTGTGCTTGTAGTAAAGCGTACACCATAGGGTTATTTTGCACCATTCTCGACCCCATAAACGCCATGTGAGTAAAAATATGTGCATCATGATTCTGTGTTTCATACGCTTTTGGTACTTTCATTTGCATTGCTTCCATATTTTCAACGGCAGGGTCTTTAGGAGTTGGCTTTTTGTCAGGTTTTAACAAAGTTCCAATATCTTTAGTTCCTAAAGCAGCATAAACGCGACGATACGCCTCGTGAATGTTGTGAATTGCTGGATTTGTCTGTGCAATTTGCAATTGTGTCTGTGCAAGTGTCACTCTTTGTGTCATAGAGAAGATATTTGGGTCCGCAACTGGGATAACATCGACTTCTTCACTAAAATCTGCTTGTTTTACCATTCTATCCCCACCATAAATCGCATATGGGTACACAGGTGGTAGATAAATTGCAAAAACTTTACTTAAAAGTCTAAATTCTTGTCGCATACCGTAGTAACAACGCTTGTGTATCGCACTCATGACCCGTGAGCCGCGTTCCAAGAGAGCAACTGTTGTACCAACAGCAGCTTTTTGAGCCCCTTCACCGACTTGCATGTCAGCAATGGCCGCGAATCTTTGTCCTGCTTGCACCACAAAACCTAATAATTGAAATAATACGTTCGAAGGTTCTTTAAACGGTAGTATTTGAAACTGATCTTTGATGTTACCACCAGGTGCATCGACATCTCTGAACTCACCAGGCTGGAACGGTTGGTCATCGTCACGAATACGTATACCTCTAGACTTAAAACCAGCAGGTAAGTTACTTAAAGTTCCCGCATCGAGTAATTGTCTAAGAGCGGCAGTAGCAGTTTTGCTCAAACCACCAATCATGTGAATCAAACCAAAGCCATAGAAACCTAAACCAGGTAAAAACTTGTAATGTACAAAAAATTCTTTACGTTTATACAGATCGTCATTAGGTTCGTAGTTACGATAGATAGATAAGATTTCTGCAGAACCTTCATCTAAAGTTACAATGTAAGGTATCTTAACATTTTTCTCATCGCTTTTATTTTCTGGGTCCTCTAAATCTAAATCAACGTGCATCTCTAGCACATTAAACTGATAGTCGCCTGCACTTTCCGCGTTGTTCTGTACACCACCTAGTTCATTGTACTTATCTTTAACTTGATCATCATCTGTGCGACTAGGTAAAATATCAACGTCTCGATAAAAACCACTTTGTTGTTTTTTAAGAATGTCATTCTCACTCATTCTCACGAGGTGCGTGATTCGTTCGCAATCATTTAAGTCCGTTGCATAGTACGGCACGACTAAATCTTCTGCAGGTACAAACTTAGATACCGCTCGTTGCATCACATCATCATAGTAAACTTTTTTAAATGCAGATCCTGCAAGGGGTAAATAAAATAATAACTGATCAAACTCTGGAGTATACTCTTCCATCTCTTCAGTAATCATGTAATTCATAAATTCTTCAACACGCTGTGACTGCTCTTCTTTTTCTGGTGTTCTTGAACCAACTACCTTAGCACTGACAGGACCATCACTGGGTAATAGTTCCTTGTATGCTTGAGCTTGAAATTGAGTCACCGCTTCGGCTAGCATTGGATGCGTCACGGAACTGGCACCGAGGAACGGGCCACTTTCATTGTTGTACTTGAACCCTAGTAAGTCTAAACCATTGATATAAGATTTTTCCCAATCACTTCGAGACTCTTTGTCTTTTTTGTAATCAGCTATTAAATCCATGGCAATCTTGCTTAACACACGTTCGTCCATATCTTCAGCAAGGTTACTGTAAAATTCTTCGGCCATTTCCTGAACTTCCTGCATCATTTCTTGGACCCCTTCTTCAGTAGGCTCCATAATCTCAACGTTTACAGGTTCGTTATTTTCTTCAGGTTCAGGGGTTTCAATCGCTTTGATATTATCTAATTCTTCAGCCATAATTTTTATTCGGTTGTTTAATAATATTTATACTCTTTGGGAGGACGTTCTTCATCATCCACATAGTCTGAGTATAACTCAACAAAGTTTCCTTGGCGATACCTTAATATTGCCTGCGTGGTAGAATCAACATAGTCATCATTAGCCCCATTGGGAAAAGCAGCACATTCGTCAATCACATCTTCCGCAAATTTTTCGCCATACGGATACCACACGGCCCCACTTTCAAAGACGGGTGCACAACTATTGACTCTGGTATGTTTGTCATTACCACGAGTTGGGGTGAATGGCACCACTGGTATACCCATTCTTCTAAACTCTTGGGTGAGTGGTTCACCACTGGCTTTTTGCTCAACAATAATAGTTTCAGGTTCCCAATACTTTTGAGCATCTAACGCCACGGCTTTGAGTTCTGGAAAATCAAACTTACCACGAATGGCATCCAGTAAAATTAAATTAGGGGCTCCACCTTCTTCT